GCCCCATCCGGCTTCCTGCGCAGTAATATAAGATGTCTTTGTCTTCCCAAGATTGTTGCTTGCTATGCTTGCTCCTTTTGCAGCAAGACTTGCGGCGCTGCTCGTGGTCGTCGGAACATAGTCATCGTAGTAGTAATCATCGTATCCGTAGGAGCTTCCCCCGTAGGACCCGCCGCCTCCGCCTCCGCCAGATCCGCCTGACGTTGCCCTGACCATTTCCAGATCGCGTGCCAGTTCCTCCTGATCGCGCTGATACTGGAACTCGTCCGCCATTGCGTCTGCCTGCTCTCTGGTCATGCCTGCCGCCTGCAGCTCTGCGTCGGTGGGCCGGTATCCGGTCAGCTTGATCATCGCAATGAGGTTCGAGTAGGCGTCCTGCTGTTTCTTGTAGGCCGTGTTCTCCTCGTCACGCCTGCGCTCGTACTCCTGCTGCTCAAGCTGCCGCTGGATCTGCTCGTCGTACATCCTGCGCTCGTACTCCTGCGCTTCTGCCTGTCTGGCAAGATCCTGCTGGTAATTCCAGTCACCCAGCTCGTCCCGGTAGCGGTTGTACTCTGTATCTCTCTGCTGCCCGGCCATGCCGTACAGATCCTTCAGCTGGTCGCCCTGGTCCTGATACTGCTTGTAGGCCTGCCCGTACAGCTCAGGAATCACGGCGCTCAGGTCCTGCAGATAGGCGTCATAGGCCTGCTGCCCGACCTGCTGGCCGTAGGTGTTCCCATAGCCGCCGGTGAGCGCCGCCGCCTGCCCCATCGTGTCTTTCATCGCGAGCTTGCCCTGCTGGACGTACTTATCCTTGTACATGTCGTAGAGCGGGTCCGCATTGACGTCATAGCTGAACTTCTCCCTGTTCGAGATTTTGTCGAACAGATCGTTCAACTGCTGCTCATAGGTCCCGGCGTACTCCGGTTTTGCTGTGCTCATTGCCTTGTCCAGCGCGGCTCCGTACACATAGTCGTACAACTGTTTTTCTTTCTCAGACTGTGCCATCTCTCATTTCCTCCTTATAAGTGCTTTAAGCTGTATAGCGCCATCCGTCCCACGATGAACCGTCATAGTAGTTTGTCCAGATCCTCCCGCTTAGCGGTTTCAACTCCAGGATCTTCACCATGATGCAGGTCCCGGAAATCCAGATCACTGTGCGAATCCCGATCCACTCCACGCCGCTTCTTGCGCTCGGCATGTTGGACCAAAGACTGTCGCTTGCTGTTTTATGGAAAGCGACCTCCATGTTTTTGGAGTTGTACTTGGTGTTGACCTCGACCGACAGAAAATCCCGGTTGAAGGTCGTTCCGTCCGTCGTTTCTCTGCCCATGTGCGTCAGGCTCTGCATCGGATATCCGCCGATCATGAATTGCCCTGTTGCCGGAATCTGGATGCTGTCTCCGAACAGATCCGCAGGCGTGATCGGCGCCTCGCCGATTGCCAGCGCCGTGTACCGCTCCGCTGACGTGCTGTTGTAGTAGTTTACCATCGCAAAATCTCGGTGGCCGCCAGAAAGCTGGATGGTCTTGTATATATATCCGCTGACCAGGTCCTTTGTCGCAACCTCGACAGTTATTACGCTGTCCGGACGCGGAGACGCCAGCGCTACGGCTGTGCACTGCACGCCGTTCGTCAGGGCGTGCGGGGGCGGGTATGTGGATCCTTCCTCCAGAATATTGAATCCGAGAACGTCAATCGCGTTCCCGCTGATTCCGGTGTCGTAGGAAACCGTCGCCTTGACGCGCACATACGGTCCGCCGTTCAGTTTGTTTCCGTTTGCGTCGCAGCGGAAGGTCTCCGCCTCATCAATGGTGATGGCCGGCTTCCAGTAACTGTATACGCCGGTCAGGCTGTAACTGTTTAATCCGCTCAGACCGCGGTAGTCCGTCGCCGTCACCGTAAACGTGGTGTTTCCTGTAAGGGTTCCAGGCGTCGTGGCCTCGTACTTCTGCGTCGTGCTGTTGTAGGTCATCGCGACGCTGCTGCCGCCGTATGTGAGCACCACAGCGCCGGGGTTGACGTCCGAGTTGCTTCCGGCCGTGACCGATACTGAAACCTTCGCCTTCGAAATCCCGGCAATCCAGGTGTTCGGAAAGCTCTGTGGCTGGCTGCTGGGATCCTGCGTTACCGTCAGCGTGCCGACAACAGGTTTCATGTTGTTCCCTGCCGTCAGGGTGAACGTGGCGTCGGCGTAGGAATATCCGTCGATCTGCGCGTGGACCGTCATGCTCTGCGCGGTCGTAAGCCCTGCCGTTGTGAAGAAGCCCTTCAGGTTCGACGAGTTGTATGTCAGCTGCCAGTTATCCTGATAGGATCCGGAGGTCGCATAATCCAGCTGCGTGTTCCCGTATTTGATGCGGACCGCCGTGTTCGCAGGCAGGTACCTGGCCGTCAGAACAATGGAGCTGCTTGAGTCTGTGCTTGACTTGCTCCAGCTCAGGACCGGCGTCTTCGTTGTGACAGAGGAGGAATAGCCGGTTATCCCGTTTGATGCCTTCCTTGCGCGTACCTGGAAGGTGTGCGAGCCGGTCATGTTCGGAATCGTAAACGTCTTTGACGTCGACGTCCCTGTCGTGGAATACCAGGTCCCGCTTCCGTCGATGCTGTAAGCCCAGGAGTCGCAGCTTACGTTTGCCGATGCCGTCAGCGTTACGGTCGCGCTGCTGTCGGCGCTGGCGCTCAGGGTGATGGTCGGCCCGCTTGTGTCAATCCGCGGAAGATTGACCGAAATGCTCGTGCCGTTGTTGTACTCGCAGTTATAAGTTCCGCCGTTCGGGTGAAATACGTTGAAGTCGTTGTAGCTTCCTGCCGAATACAGATAAACCGAGAACGAGGCGTTCCCGCTTGAATCATGATAAATGCGCAGACTTCCGGACCTTCCGTTGCCGAGCGACACCCATCCGCTGCCGTAAGTCTGGAACGATTCGCGCCAGTATTCAAAATACTCGGTTGACGCGTCGCTGCCTTCTATCAGAATGTCGCCGCAGACGGTCCATGTAGCGTACCGGTTTTCCTTTGACTTGTACTCAATGTCATGGATGGTTACATCCGTATAGTTTCCGGATGCATTTTGGCTTATATCGTAATAAACGCGGATGTAGCCTTCCCAGTTTCTGTCTGTACCGAATGTTGCGTAAGCCATGTCTTAACTCCCGATGTAGTTGATCGTGAACATCTGCACGCCGTTGATCGTTTCCGTCTTCTGCTGCCATGCTCCGCCGACCGTGACCGCTTCCTCAATCTTTGCCGATCTGACATGCAGCGCCTCGCCGGAGTCCTCTGAGGTAAACCATCCAACCTTGTTGCCCTTTACCCAAAACTGCCAGCCTGTGCTGGTGTACAGGCCGAAGGTCTGAAACTGGTCAATCTCTACATAGATATGCCCGTCATCCGGGACATAGGGGCGCGCCTCCGGTGAGATTTCCCCTTTGCACACGATCTCTTCCGCAATGGCAATCCCGGTGACATACAGACCGGTGGACGGGTCCAGGACAATGCCGCGCATGATTTCGCCCGCAATTTCCTCCCGGTAGCCGTCCAGCCCGTCGATTGCCCTGTTGATATTCTCAAGCGCGATATCGTATTCCGTTTTCTGGACATAGACGCTGTTCGTCTGCTCTTCAATGATTTCCGGAAGAACGGTCTGGATGAACGTCCCGTATTCGCTCTGTGAGACATACGCCTCGTCGTATTCCGTTTTCTTGCCGTCTGTATAGTTGTTGGCTGCGGTGAGCGTGTTCCCGTCTTCTTCCTGCCGGTCTCCGATCTCCTTGTCAAGTTCATTCCCCGTCTTGATGATCAGGCTCGCCAGCCTTTTTGCTTCCTGCCGGATCTCTTCCACGTCCTTGCTGTCTCCGGCGGGTTTCGTGACAGGTTTCCCGTTCTGATAGCTGACGGAGACAGCCGGTGTGCCCGGCTGTGCAACCGCGTCAAGGGTCCCTGCGATGCGGAACAGATAGTCACGCAGGTTTACGATATCCTTTTTGTTGTCGCCCGTCAGCATGGGCGGCTTGACAAAGCCCATTACACGTCACTCCCCACTTCCATCTGCCGTGCCAGGGAGAAGATTGATACTTCGCCGGTCCCTTCCATCCGGATTCTCAAATGGTCGCAGCGTCTTGGCCGAACTGGCAGCGTAAATGTGCCTGTTCTCGGCTTTCTCATCTCGCCCTGGAAGTTCCATACCCCGCTTGAATCGTACTCGATGTACAGCTGCACCTTCGCGTCCCGCTCCATCGACATTCTGATATCATAGCGAGACACATACTTCTTGTCCGGGTAGGCGTACAGCAGGATGCCTGTCTCGGCATACCAGCTGATCTTTCCCTCTTTCTCTCCCTGCGTTCCGTTCAGAGCAATGATAGAGTTGTCCGCAAGCGCATATAGCTCGTCGCTCCAGCTGGTAAAACCATCGACGTGCAGGTTGTCTTCCCGCATCCAGAGCCCCGTCTTGGCGTCATAGCAGAACAGGTGCCAGACGTTTGCCCCGTCCTTCATGCTGATATAGTACCGGCTCCCGAAGACTCCGGCTGTCGCCTCGTAGTATTTCTCCTCGCCAAAGGCGTCTCCAACATCCATCGGGATGCCGCCCTGATAGGCCATGACGCCGCTGCGGCTTTTGTAGTACAGCGTCTCGTTGACAATCGCGAGGCTCCTGTAACTGCCGTCCTGCACGCCGCGGGCCGGGATGTCGTCGATCTGGTGCGCGCCCACAGGGGACACGCTGACTGGGTGGATGATGTTCTCCTTGAAGAAGGTCGGCTGCCCCAGGTAGTTGATGCAGCCGGTGAACTTTCCGTCAGATCCTCTGGATCCTCTCCAGCTGTCAGTTGAAATGCCGAGATACTGCTCCCAGTTTCTGAAGTCGCCCAGCGCGCAGCAGTAGATCTCGTTCACGGTTTCCCCGTTGACGAATCCGTACTTGCAGCCCCACAGCCGGTTCTGTGCTTCGCATACATAGTCCATATCCGGGATCTTCCGCTGGATTGTGACGGATGTGCTCTCGATGGTCTGCGTCTCGTCCGCAATGCCGACCAGCACGATGTAGTCCTTGCTGTTCTCCGTGCCGGCCGCATACAGAATCTTGCTGCCGTTCAGGTCGTCGTCATACAGCCCGCTGATCTGGACGCCGTCATATTCCTTGAAAGCCGCCGGGATCTGCCCGTCGGACGTGAAGTCCACGCGGGTATAGACTGTCTCAATGACTGTCCAGACTTTAGTCGAGGAAGAATACTCCTTTGCGACAGCCCCGTCGCTGATATCAATCCAGATGTCCCCGTTGGACGGGTCGCTTGGCTCTGACGCCCGCTTGCTGAAGTGCGTGGGGTTGTACACCGTGCCGTCCTGGTGGCACATCCGATAGGTCACGGTTTCGTTGCTGCGGCTCCAGCTCGCTCCCATGCTGCCGAAATCCGTCAGGTCCGCGGTGTTGATGTACTTCTTGTCCGGGAACACGCAGATGTACGCTCCCATGCTGACCAGCCTCGTCTCGTTCTGCGTCTGCAGCCCGGTGAGCCCGGTCACATAACCGTTTGCGTACATGGTGCCGTTGTCCACCCAGTACAGCGCGTCCTTCGCGATGATGGCCTGCAGGTTCGTAAACTGCCCGGTCTTCAGGGTCCAGTGTTCCGCGTTCCAGTCCTCCGCCGCGTTGATGGCGGTATTGCACTGATACAGCTTCCCATCGTGCGTGCACCAGTCTCCGACCGCGTATTTCTTTCTGGCATAGGTATCCGCAATCTGACCGATGGTGCCCCGCTTCTCCCGCGGGCACAGCAGGGGATAACGCCTGGTGCTCAGGTTCTTCGTGTCGTACAGCTCCAGCGGGATCTTCCTTCGTGAGCTGCTGACGCCGTCCGTGATTCTCAGGTTATGGTTGTATCCGGCAAAGACATCCGTTACCAGTCTGTCCTTCTGCCCGGCCTTGATCTGGGGATAGTACATATCCTCACCTCAGTAATAGATTTTCTTCCTGCCCTTCGGCATGTGGGTCTGGTTGAAGGCGTTCCGGAAGGCCCCGTAGGTTGCCTCGAACATGGCGTTCGAGCTGTTGAATCCAATAAACTCCCGGTTGTTCCAGTCGATCTGCGCACTCAGCCAGTGGGTGTACAGCTCGTCATAGGGCTCATGGACGATCAGCTCTTTGTCCTGGTCATTCTCGTCATAGCCTTCAAAGACCAGCTCTCCGTCGTCGTTCAGATACGGTTCCTTCTCTTCCTCACTCAGCTCGTGCGTCAGCAGGATCTGCTCGAAGATCCGCCGATCCAGCCGCGAGAGCCACTTTATCTTGTCTGAAAGCTCGTACATGTTGGGCTTCAGGTTGTCGACTTCGTTAACTGCCTGGATGATAGTCATGGTTCTTCCCTCATTTCAAAAAAGGGCGCGCGTCTCCGCACGCCCTGTAAGAATCAAAAGCTCTTCTTGTTGGCTTCCTGGAACAGGATACTCTGGCGCTCCGCGTCCTCAGCGCGTTCCAGCACCTCGGCCACATAACGCGGGACCTGCACAAACTCGCCGCGCTTGATAAGCCAGTTTTTCTGATTGACGTTCACATACACGTCGTCCTGCATGTCCTTCGTCAGGGGGATCTTGATGGTGACGAGCTCCTCCATGAACGGGACGTCCTGCTCAACGGCAGGATCTTCGGTTTTCTTCGCTGTTGCCATAGGATTCTCTCCTCTCAATAAGTTTGGGGAAGGGGAAAGCCCCTTCCCCGTGTGGATTTAGTTCTCCTTCGCGGTGGTGGAGTAACGCTTGGACTCGTGCTCCACGCGGATGAGATACTCAGGCAGCAGGATCTCTGCCGTCTTGATGGCCTTCCAACCGACGCTG